TTATTTGTCATAATTTATTACGTACATCAGTTCCAATTTATTCATCATATCTTGCGCCATTTTATCGGTTACGTGTGTATATATATCTAAAGTAGTTTTGTAGTCACTGTGACCAACTCTAGCTTGTATCGCTTTTAGGTTTATTCCTAATTGCGCAAGTGTATATATATCTAAAGTAGTTTTGTAGTCACTGTGACCAACTCTAGCTTGTATCGCTTTTAGGTTTATTCCTAATTGCGCAAGTGTAGATATATGTGTATGACGTAATGTGTGCGTTGTCACACGTTTGTTAATTGAACTTATATCTGTTGCTTCTTTAATAATATTATTCACCTTATTTAAGTCAATAGGGCTACCAGCAGTGTTAGTGAATATATAACCTCTATCTATGAATTTAGCATTCCACTGATTTTCTTTTTTATTTTCTAGCATGAGCTTTTTAAGTAAATTAATACTTTGAGTTGTGAGGCCTATTGTTCGATAACTCTTACTCGTCTTAGTTGTTTCTTTAACGCCAAATGCTCCAGTTTCTGTATCAGTAACCCAGTTGATTGTGCCATCAATCTCTAGTGTTTTATTCTCAATATTTATATTGTCTGTCTTGATTGCTAGGAGTTCGCCAATGCGCATTCCATTGTTAATTTGAAATTCTACTAATGCTTTTACCATTTCATAGTTACGTTTACGCGTAGCATGACGCTTATGTTTAATTAGATAGTCGAAGCATTGAAGTAACTCCTTTACTTCGCTTTCTTCTAAATAGTTATTACGTTTAGCTTGAAGTTCGTTTCTGGTTTTGGCTTTCTTAGGTATATCTATTTTATCTAACACACTAATATCGTGTAGATCATAATATTTAAAAGCATATTTGAAAACGGAACGAATAACAATAACAAGAGATTGAACATGGCCAATACTATGTGATTTAGCCCATTCATTAATGATGTCTTGTAAGTAGGTGTGCGTGATCTTGCTGATGAGTACTTTGCTATCAATAGCATTTTTGACTGTATTAGTATTACTTTTCTTTTCTTTAATAGTGGTTGGTTTTGAGCCTGAATGTGTCTTGTAATGCTCTAACCATTCATCGCACGCATCATGGAACGTTAAGTTTTCAAGTTGTTTCGTACTGTTATGTTTCAAACGTTGCTCAATTATTTTATTTAATTCCAATTGAGCGTCCTTTTGGCTACGTACATTATTCTTGTTACGTGTAACTGATACTGTTTTATACTTGCCGGTTAAAGGGTCTGTATAGCGCTCTAAATAGCGATAGGCCGTACTTTTGTTTTTAGTGATTTCACGAACCCACATGTGTCATCCCTCCTTGTCATCTTCGTCGCTTTTTTCTCTGTAGTTTTTTAGATGGTCGTATTTTTTCATTGAGATATTTAATATGTATAAAGTATTAATGATGGCTATTAGCAATATAATGATAAAGACAATAATTACTAAACTTTCGAATTTAAAAGGTAATTTGAACAAAAAAATACCCTAATAATCCTAAATCTTATACTTATCGAATTTCATAACATATCTCCAATGAAAGTTATTTTTTTGAATAAAAAGCTCATTTATTCGTTTTTGTATTTAAAAAATTGGAATTCAGCAACGCTTATGCGAGCAATAATTCAAAGTTTTTATCGAAAAAACCATGTTTATTTTGTGTTTTGGTGTATTTGGTGTTCATATATGAGTGCGCCAAATTTAGTATCACCTTATCCATTTGTTAAATTTCATTATTTTCCCCTTTGTTTACTCTTATTTTATTATTTATCTTTAAGTGATTGGATGTTGTTGTGAATAGCAAACATTTTTAATTGTTTTTTATTTAACATAGATTCTTTTCTGAAATCATTAAAATCTTTTTGTAGCTGTTCAATATCTTCGTTTAAATCTACTTGTTCTTGCGATAATTTAGTAACTAAAAACGAATTAATGATTTCATTTATCATATTTTTATCATATTCATTTAACATTACACCGTTATAAAATTTTTGATTTGCATTATCTTTAAGGTGAAAAGCTATATCATTTATAGGTCTTTCTAAATTAACAGAGTGTTTCTTTTTCTTATCATCCTCATATACAAATATATTCTTTTTTCTATTTCTTTCATCTTTATTTCCAACTTTTTTATGCAAATCTTCATAGAAAGTATTGAAATCTTTGTATAAATTTTCCAGATCTTCACTATTTATTTCGCTATCTTCAGCATTTATAAACTCATTTAAAATATATTTGATTTCATTGTCTACATCTTGTATTGATTTAGATTGATCATTTATTTTTGAGTTTTTAAATCCTAGTAATAATAAAAACAATGTTCTAGTAGTCGGGAATTTCCTTTTATTATTTTCAAGTTTACTAATATAGCCTACTGATACGTTTGATAGTTTAGAAAGTTGATTTACAGATAACTTTAATTGTTTTCTATATTCCTTTAATATATCTCCAAATTTCATAAAATCACCTCTATTTCATTATACAACAATTATAGGGATTAATTCCAAAGAATAAAAGTATTGACTGTGAAATATGATTCGTGGTACATTCTTTTTGTAGGCAATTCCTAAAAATATGAAAGCCTACAAATGGAGGCGATAATATGAAAAATAATTTAAGTATGATTATGGGGCGAAAAAGGATTACAGCTACAAAATTGAGTGAAGATACCGGTGTTTCTAGAACTACAATTCATGAGTTGTATCACGAAAAACAAATTAATCCAAGTTTTAGTACTGTTTCGAAATTGTGTAAATCCCTTGATGTAACTTTGAACGAATTTTTTGGAATCAATGAAAAAGAGGGGGTCAAATAAATGTCTAGAACAAAATTGCAAGACTTTCCATCAAAAGAAAATACAGTTACAGAACCGAAGCAAGTTGTAGTAAATCCGTTGTTTGCGAAACCTAATGCACTAGCTGGTATTTTTGGAATTTCATACAGTTCGGTGAATCGCATTTTAAAAGAATGGGAAAAAGATTCTAAAGGTGTTGATGATTTATATTATTCCCTATCATCAACATTGATTGTTATCAGTATTCCGCGATTCGAGGAGTACATGAAGGTGCGTCATAAAAAATGGATGTAGGAGGTAAAGCAATGAAAATATACTTAACTTATATCTGCTTAGTTTCATTGTTAACAATTTTATTACTAGCAATATCTAACATGTATGTCGCTTTTAGTGTATACGGCATAATGGTAACTTATGGATTTAATTTAACAGGAGGATTAGAAAATGAATAATGAACAAAAAGAAGTAATAGAACACGTGGTTTATCAACTCGAGTTAAGTGTCATGAATAATTTGGAAAGTTATGAACACACAGAATATGTTAATGGTATTGAAGTGGTTTCAGAGGTTAGTCGTGAAAAGCACTTAGAATTGATAATGAAATGGTGCGCACAAGAATTAAAGAATAATTTTCAATTAGGAAAAGGAGAATAAAAATGAATTGGGAAATTAAAAGTTTATTTAGCGATTTAGAGTTGTTGAAAGATAGTTTTAAGGATTTAAAGGATAATCATGGTTGGCATTTTGATAAGTTATATCCTCATGAACCAAATCATGTCTTAAATAAAGATGAATTAATTAGAGAGGGTTTTTCTTATCATGAGAGACGTATTCACAATAATCAAATGTTTGATTTATTCCATCTCTATATAGAGCAGTTCGATAATATTATCGAAAAGTTTTATGAAATAGAAAAAGCATCATCTGAGAACTTTGGCGAGGAATCAGATGACGCAAAGAATTCAATAAAAGTAGCAGAGTAATATAGAAATTACACATTCTTATTATAACATCTTTGCTCTGTTGTTTCATTAAGAGGTGCAAAAAATGAATGAAATTAAATTAGAATATGACAAACATGTTTCAGTGGTACATTATGAAAGTTTGGACTCACGTTCATTGAAGAGCTTTTCAAAACCTAAATGGAGTAAGTTAATTAATAAACTGTCTGTGCCTATAGAAGCAAATTATAAGTATGCACGTGGTGTTGCTGTGTACGGTGATATTAAAAACGGTGCAAATGATCATGGTGAAATTATCAAAAAGCATCGCAATGACGTTAATGTCGTATACAGAGATGTGATTGTACTTGATTACGATGAAATAAATGATTTAAAGCAATTACATGAAGCAAGCAGCTCAGCTTTAAGCAATGTTGCATGGTTTTGGCACACAAGTTACTCGCACAGAACTGAACAAGCTAGAATACGCCTGTATATCCCTCTAAATGAGCGAATAAGTGCAGATGATTATCGTAATTATACAAAAGTATTAGCGAATAAAATTGGCCACAAAGTTGATGAAGGTTCATATCAGCCAAGTAGATGTTTTGCACTACCAGTTATTCAAAAAGGACACATATTTATTAAACGAGTGAATGACTGTCCAATTATGGATGTTGATATGCTTGAACAGTGGTTAAAGGAGTATGAACAATCAAATGTTAGTCCGAGTGTCATAGGATACACGCGACGAGATAGTAAGTATTGGCGAGAGTTATGCTTTGGAACAACCGAAGGCAATCGTAACAATGCACTAGCTAGCTTAGTTGGGCATTTATTAAGATGTCGCGTTAATGATTATATTGTGTATTCATATGCTTTATTATGGGGGCAATTCGCATGTAAACCACCTATGAAAGAACAAGAAATCAACGCAACTTTTCAATCGATATTAAATAAACACTATAACAATTAGAAAGGGGCTTTGTATGGAAACAGGTAAAAGTGATGTACTTGATAAAATTGAAAAAATTAATAAAAAAGATAGTGCCTTACAAGAAATTATACCGAAAGGTTATGAAATTGAACATCATCAATGCGGTATTGCCTTAAATCAACTTATACCAAGTAAAAAAGAAGGCGAGCCAGATAAAAAGGTTTTTATCACAAGTACAATCCCTCAAATCACTGAACGCTTTGAAGATATTGAAAGTAACGAAGTCAGCTTTAATATGCTTTTCTATGACAATAAAACGCCTGTAAATATAGCAGTGAGTGCCGAAGAAATTTCAGATAGTCGTCAACTCTTGAAATTGGTTAATAAAAAGCTAGATGTAACATCGTCGACATCTACTAAACTTGTTGACTATATTAATGTATCTAAACGGTATAATCCACCATTAAATGTTAAAGTTGCAACGCGCTTGGGACATGTGAAAGGTTATTTTATTTATCCTTATCAAGAGGTGATGAAAGACAGCAATATCAAGTTGTTTAGTAATGATAAAGGATTTCAAAAGTTAATAGACTCTTTTCAAAGCAAAGGAACATTAGAAGGTTACTCTAAAAAAGTGTTCGGTCAAATAAAAGATCTACCAATGGTAATGGTTATGTTATATGCATCTTTAGGTTCGGTTTTATTAAGAGAATTTGGATTACAGCCCTTTATTGTAGAAATATCAGGTAGTACATCTACAGGTAAAACATTCACACTCAACTTAGTATCAAGTGTTTGGGGAACGAGCGACCTTATCACGACATGGAGTTCTACTCAAAATAGTATTGAATCAATGGCATCATTTTTGAACTCATTTCCAATGTTTAAAGATGATACACGTAATACACATCCTAAGTTTGTTACCAGTGCCACATATAATTTTTCTAGTGGCGAAAGTAAATCAAGAAGTAATATTAATTTAACGCTAAATGCTAAAAAAGAATGGCGAAATATTTTAATTTCTACTGGTGAATCATCTATCGCAAATATGGCTGATGAAAAAGCGGGTGTATCAGCACGTGTAGTTACATTACAAGATCAACCATATCCAGATAATTTTGATTTTACCACATTAGACAAATCGTTTAGGGAGAACTATGGAACGTTAGGGTTGGCATTTATTAAACAATATGAGTCTAAAAAAGACGTGTATAAGAACGCTTTTGAGAGCTATCAACGGTATTTTAATCAAAAAGGTAGTAATGAAATCATGCAACGTTTAGGACGTGCCTTTGCGTTACTACAAGTTACCGGTGAGGTTTTGAATGATATTGATGGATTTGAACATGACCATTTTAAAATTATTGAACAAGCCTATGACAGCATGGTTAAAAACAATAAGACGATTGATAAACCTAAGCAACTGTTAGAGGAACTATTACAATATTTAGATGCAAATAGAAATAATATCGCTGGTGATGGCTATAGTTCAGTCAAAAATGGTGACATCAAAGCTATATATAAACGTGATTATTTATGTATATTAGGTCAAACTGTACACGATAAATTAGGTCATGAAATGCAGACTATAACAGGTCAATGGGGCAAAAAAGGATATTTAATTAAAGGTGAAAAAGATCGCTTGCAAAAAAAGGTGAGTCACAAAAACATTAAGTATAGAGGATTTGCTATAAACAAAGAAATGCTTGAAGAATTAGGATTTGATTTCTCGAATTCTCATAATCCTTATTCAGATTATTAAATAGTTCCCAAAGTTCCCGATAAGTTCCCGCGAAAAACATACAAACGGGAACTATAAGACTACTTTAACCACAAGCAATTAAAGTTAATAGTTCCCGAAGTTCCCAATAAATAATATTATTATTTATTATTTGAAAACGAACAAATGTTGTTAGCTTTATACCATATATGATAGAAAATTTTTAACGGGTACAACGGGAACTAAGTTTATTTAAAGTTTATATATCAATGGTTTGACTAGTTCCCGATAAGTATTTTAAGTCGGGAATTCAACGGGGACTAGTTCCCGTTTAAAAATATTGGAGGTAACACATGGATAAAGAGCAACTTAAAAAGTATATATACGATTATGTAAAAGAATATAAGGAGATACCGATATATCAGTTAGAAGATTTGTTTAAAGAAATGAATCACGACTATATAGGGAGAACTAGTGTCACACACGATAAGGATGAGAATATTGTGTTTTGGAGTGGATGGAACAAAATTACAATGTTTGCGCTGATTGAATTAGTTAAAAGTGAACAACTTGATTTAGTGTATAGAGGTAGTTTTGTAATGCGTTATTTGTTGGATGGTAGAGTTCCTAACTTACCATTAGCAATTTGTTATCCAGAAGATGGACAACAAACTGACGTGCCCTCATGGGTGCCTATGGTGTTAAGAATAAATAAAGAGGAGAAAATCAAATGAACATAGAAACTATTGTAAATCAATTTGAAACACGAGCAGGCACGTTACTAAGGTACTACACAGGATTATTAGAACATAGTAAAGTACAACCGTATTGCTTTAAGTTATACAATGATCCATTTGATATGGTTTATGTGATGATGAACAACAAGTTATTCGGTCATGTATATATTAAAGATTGTAAAGTAAGGCAATCATTTGAATTAGCGTCACCTAAGCACACTGAGGGGCTTATAAGAAGCATAGAAGGGCATTATGTAGGTTATGAATTACATGACGGTAAACAGCTTTCTATTAGCGATATGATGGCTAGTCAATTATTTGAAGATGAGTATTTTATGTATGGGTTAGAAACTTATGCAGAATCAAATAATAGTGATGTGTTTGAGTACCTAGAAAATGGATTTGATACCGATACACTTGAGGGTATTCAATCGAGTAATACTGATGTGATAGCGAATATTGAAATGTTGTATCAGATAGCTACGGGAATCAATGAACCAGAACCAGAGTTAGTTGAGGGATTAAAATTAGTAACTGAGTTTGTGCAAGACGAGAATGCGACACAAGAGGATTGCAAGGCTTTAGAAGGTAAATTGAATGATCTAAAAGCGTCTTATTATAGCTTGAGTAAATAATGTTATGAGAGGTCACATGTAGTGTGTGGCTCCTAATAAAATTATAATGTTACAGCAATGTATACGAATTTTGGTGTTGCTAATACAAGCTAAAGTTTGTGTTTTTGGTATAGGGCTAAAAGTTAAGTTTGTTCGCTGTTTGTTCGTGTTATTTTACCGAACTTAAGTTCTATATTAGGTTAATGTGAAAAGCCTAATGTTAAGTTTATAACATGATTTTATAAGTGTTATATACGATAAGCTAAACAATTGATAAAACGCACTATAAAGCGAACATAAGTTTGTTTTAGGTCGGTGAAAATGGTATAATTTAGGTATGAAATAATTAAAAGAAAGAGGTGTGAAGATGCAGAGTATCGCAGAAAAAGAGACGTATCATTTACCCACCGAACACCTGCAAGTTTTCAATGTGATAAAAAATACGTCCAATAAGTATATTACTAAAACTAAAATCTTAAATCAATTGGGATATGAATATAATTCAAGCAATGAACGATGGTTAAGAAAAGTAATCAATTCATTAGTATATGATTATGGCTATCCTATCGGATGCAGTTATAAACCTAGTGAACGTGGTTATTACATCATTACGACAGAACAAGAAAAGCAACAAGCGATGAGAAGTATTAAAAAGCTAGCTGATGGCAGTATGAAACGCTATGAGGCTTTGAAACGAATTGAAGTGTAAAGGGGATAAAAATGAAAACTGAATCGTATTTTAAAGAATACAACCAATTTGTAATAGATCAACACAAGGCTATACAAGAATTGGAACAAGAGCGTAATGCATTGGAGAGTAAAATAAAGTTAGATAAGTCCACATACAAACAGTTAATCATGGATGGACAAGATGATAAAGCAGATAACCTGTATCAAGCAACAGATGCTGATGAAAAGAAACTAAAAGCGCTTAATAAACGTTTAGAGACAAAGAAAAGTGTATCGAAAGAAGTTAAATATCAAAAGACAATTGAATTATTAAAACATCAAAGTGAGTTGTCATCATTATATGAATCAGAAAAGCAATCAGCTTTAGGTAAATTAAAAAAGTTAGTCGATGCATATAATGAAATCATTGATGAAATAGAAGATATTAATGATAGATATGAAGATGAACATCAGCAATATGCGAGTATTTATAGTCAAGAACAATTATATGATGATAAAGAGGCTAGAAAAGCGTTGAATGGCCACTTTAAAGAAAATATATTTACATCATTTATTAATGGTAATGATTTGCCATACGAGCATAATAACAAGTTGTTTCTAAAATGTTAAAAAGAGAGGATAACTAAATGAAAACAAAATATGAGTTGAATAATATTAAAAAGGTCGCAAATGCATTTGGTTTAAATGAAGAAGATACAAATCTATTAATAAATGCAGTTGATTTGGATATTAAAAACAATATGCAGGAGATTTCAAGTGAGTTACAACAAGCAGAACAGTCTAAGCAAAAGCAATATGGTACAACGCTACAAAATTTAGCTAAACAAAACCGAATTATTAAATAGCAATGATTGCCTATCCTCATTGGGTAGGCTCTGTTTATAGGGGTGAATAAATGAAACTGTTTAAAACGAAGCATTGTTTATATTATCTTAATGGCGACAATAAACTATCTGAGTATCAACTATTAACGCAATTTAACCCAGCATTTATTAATAAGAAAATAAAGATGTGTGAATTCCAAATTGAAAGTATGTACCATATGAGTGCATCAACAACAACGTGTGATGAAATTATGGGTGTCGTATCTGTCTCATATCCGATTGAAAAGTTAGTTATTAAAATTATTGAGACAAAAGCAGGGCTACAGAACTATAAAAGACTTTCAATCAATAATATTACATTATTAAAAACTGTGCTTAACCGTTATACAGAAAAAGAGAAGAAGCAAGTTGTAAAATATATGCGTTCAAATGGACGATATAAGCCCTACAACGTCATTGAACGCTTACAGGTTGATTTGTATCAAGCAAGTATTAAACAACGTTCAGAACGTCAAAAACAAAGAAATACAGCAATTGAAAACAGTAAGATTGCACGAGTAAATGCTTATCATCAATCTTCACATGTAAAAGTGGTGTAACAATGGATAAAAAGCAAATAAAAGGCTTCGTGTGTGATTATCATAAGCGAACTAGAAGTGATGTGTTGATAGATGATGAAATAAATACCGATGAATTCTTTTCAATAGGTGATGAAAATTCTAATGAATGGATGGCAGACGATAACATTGATGATCATATTATAAAGAATCACTTAGAAATGATTGTTGACCGAGTAGCTAATGATAAAGAGTTTTGTATTTTCGATTCTTTAATACAAGGACGTAGTTTTAAAGATATTAGCAATGTCTTAGAGTGTTCAGAACAATCTGTAAGATTATGGTATGAAACCTTATTAGATAAAATTGTGGAGGTGATAGAATGAGTGAGTTAACGGCAAAACAAGCGCGTTTTGTGAATGAATACATTAGAACACTTAATGTGACACAAAGTGCCGTAAAAGCAGGTTATAGCGCAAATAGTGCACATGTGACAGGGTGTAGGTTATTGAAGAAACCACATATTAAGCAATATATACAAGAACAAAAAGATAAAATTATAGATGAGAATGTATTAACCGCAAAAGAGTTACTACATGTGCTTACGAATGCGGCAGTCGGTGATGAAACAGAAACGAAAGAAGTTGTAGTCAAGCGAGGGGAATATAAAGAGAATCCACAAAGTGGCAAAGTACAGCTAGTCTATAACGAACATGTTGAACTGATAGAAGTGCCAATTAAGCCAAGTGATCGTTTAAAAGCTCGTGATATGTTGGGTAAATACCATAAGTTGTTTACAGATAAGCATGATATTAACGGGAATGTACCTATATTCATTAATATTGGTGAATGGGATGGCGATGATGATGAGGTAGATAAGGCGGTACAAGAAGTTTCTAGCGCTAACCCTAATCATACTGTGATTGTGGATGATATTCCGTTAGAGGATTGATTTGATAAAAAATAATAGATAATGTTTTTTTAAATAATAAGTTAATAATTATATTTAAAGAGATACTATATAATAGAGGGGGTTGAATGAAAAGGAGAAATTAATTATGAAATTAAAAAAATGCATAATGACTACCGCATTAGCTATTGGTGTAGCTGCGTCGTCAATTGGAGTATACGAGGGTTCTGCTAAAGCCAGTACAGATAAACAAATCACTGCAAATGAATATTATGATCAAAAGTTAGCTAAAGAATTAAAAGATTTACTTAATGAACTTAATGTAAATGTTTTAGCTACAAGCAGCTTAGATCCATATTATAAAAGAAATGTACAGATGTATGGTTTCAAAGCAAAAATGGTAGTAAAGTCTAAGAATTATTCAAAAATGTCGATAGCGAAAGAAGAGCTTGAAAATATTTATCGTGAAATAGATGAAGCTCTAGCTAATTATTACTAAAAACACCCATTTGGGTGTTTTTTATGTAGAGATTCAGGTATATAAATTTATTTAATGGTAATGAAAAATGAAAGTCCAACTTTTGTCGAGAAATTGAAAGGTGCAAGTTATCAAGAGTTGGAATCTTAACAGATTATTAAATCTTTTTTATTATTAATTAAAACATATTTAATAATACTTTTCTGATCTGTGGTGTATAATTCTTTTTCGGCGATAAAAATTAAGGAAAGGTACGTTTAAATTAAGGAGAATTTACAGTTGAAGAAAAAAGTATTAATTTTAACATTGGGAGCGTTGTGTGCTTCACAACTTTGGAATAGCGATAATGCAAGTGCAATTGTGACTGGAGAAGCAAACGTATATAAATCATCATCTTTAAATGTTGGAGGATATGTTAGTAGTTCTGAGCAAGCCAAGAGATACTTAGATAGTTTGGATGATTTAATTTACTACAACTCTGTAAATAGGCACGCAGGATATGAAGAACCTGAATACAAGGAAGTATACGATAGGTATCAAAAAAAGTTCCTAGCTGAAATAGATGCAGTTAATAAATTTAGACAAGAACAGAAAAAGGTAGATAACTATAATAGATATGATAGAAATAATTATTTATACGGGCTAACTTATGAAAGATATATAAATGTGTACAATAGTTTGAAAGCAAATAGAGAAGATTTTGATAAAGAAGTAAAGAAAATTGAAGATAAGCATGAAGATTTAATGCGTTTTTATGAAATTAAACAGGAACAAGTAAATCAAGAAATGAATAAATTGGAAAATCAAATTTTAATGATAGGACAAGCATTCATTAAAACTAATAGAAAAGCAGTTTTAGATATGTATAACCGTTTAGATATGGTGGTGGGAACAACGGAACAGGAACGTCAGAATATGCTCCCTACTAATGAAAGAATGCGCAAAATTAAAATAGAAGACTTAGAAACTATTATCGATGAATTTTTTAATGATATAGGTGAAAAGAGACCGGATAATATACCTGCATTAACTAATGATGAACACAAAAACAAGGAAATGATGACAAAACTAAAATCTGACACAGAAGCTGCTAAAAAAGACGTTTCAAAAAGAAGTAAAAGAAGTTTAGATAAACAAAAGCATAATTCTTTATCAGAAGAAGTTTCAGAAGAACAAAAAGTTAAATATAATAAAGAAATGGAAGAAATCAAAGAAAAGTTTTTAGCTAAATCTAAACTTAGAAACCCAGTGGCTTCTTTAATTGATGATGAAGATGATAATGGAAAGCACAAGCAACTAATTATTTCTACGCCAACAAATAAACCAATAGCACCACCTACATATACTGAAACGGCAACACAGGTACCAATGCCAGTATTAGAGCGTCAAACTCAGCAACAAATTATTTATAATGTACCAAAACAATTGGCTGGATTAAGTGGTGAAAGTCATGATTTCACAACAACGCATCAATCACCAACAACTTCAAATCACACGCATAATAATGTTGTTGAATTTGAAGAAACGTCTGCTTTACCTGGTAGAAAATCAGGATCACTGGTTGGTATAAGTCAAATTGATTCTTCACATCTAACTGAACGTGAGAAACGCGTGATTAAACGTGAACATGTGAGAGAAGCTCAAAAATTAGTTGATAACTATAAAGATACACATAGTTACAATGATCGTGTTAAAGCACAACAAAAAGTAAACACATTAAGTGCAGGTCATCAAAAACGGTTTAATAAGCAAATCAACAAGGTATACAGTGGTCAATAAAGTAATAATGAGTTTTTAAAAGCACTTTAATTAAAAAACATCACTTCAAGAGTGGTGTTTTTTTGCTAAGAAACGCCTTGTGTTGCAGTGGGGGATGAGTTTTAATAACTATGTATGCAAAATGTATATATTACATTGTTAAATTCGACATCATCAAAGGCTGGTTAATCGATTTTCGAGATTGGTCGTAGATTAAAACATGTGAAAAAATGACTTATCACACGGAGAATTTGGTAAGTGGCTCGAAAAAGTTGGGTTAGATAAGTACCAAGCTAGCAGGTTTTATCAAAGTTGCAAATGAACAATCAAAATTGCACTCGAGCGCAAATTTAGGACTTAAAGCGCTTTATCAGATAGCAACTATTCCAGTAGAGCATCGAGAAGAAAAACAACAAACGTCTTCAGGAGAGATGAAAACACCATACGAAATGACTAATAAAGAACGTGAAGAATTTAAGCGCCAACTCAAACAACGCGATGAAGAAAACGCACAACTTCAATCACAAATGAAACAAGCACAACGTTCGGAGGAGATAGCGAGAAAGCAATATAAATATGGATTAAATAATTATATTTTTACTATAAAATTTTAGACACACGCCATTTTTTTACAATTAGGAATGATTTTATTGCACTTAAGAAATTTTGGTAAAGCGTTATAGTAAGAACTGATAAAATTAAAATGTAAAAATTTTAAAAGGAGTTTTTATTATGAAACAGCAAATGTTATCAAAAGTATTATTAAGTACAGTCGTAGTTATGGGATCAATAGCAGGATCTTCTCTTGTAATGGATGATAACGCTCATGCTGAACAAAAAAGTGATAATATCGGGAAACTGAATCAAAAAAATGAAAGTACCTTGCATCTTTCATTTGAAAAGGGTATTAAAGGGACTGTTGACAAAAATGGTAAGTTAACATTATCTGATGGAAAAACGTCAAAAGTGATGCCAACTAATGCTAAAGATAAAAAAGGTAGCGATGTTGTTTTGGTTTATAAAAAGGTTAAAGATGGATTTGATGTTCAAGTAATTAAATCTAGTCAAGAGAGAAAAACTAACTGGGTTAAATGTGGTCTAGGAACAGTTGGAGGCGCTGGCACTGGTGGGCTAGGCGGTGCTAGTGCAGCTTCAGTTATACCAGGTTTAGGAACTGTTGCAGGTGCTATTATTGGTGGAGTTTCTGGTGGTGCCACAGGTGCCGCAGCGTCATGTTTCGGTTGATAGGAGAGTGAAGTCATGAAAAACTCTATACTTTGGCGAAAGTCGTTTATTCCTGTCTATTTTATAGTTGCTTTTGTAATGTTCTTACTTTTTAAGTTTTATATTAGAACTGATAATTTTTCAGTTTATGTTTTGATAGCTTTTATAGTCATTTTAGGTTTTGCTTCTATTATATATAACTATAATAGACATTAATTAAGTTACAATTATAATTATTATATTAATGAATTCCTGTGGATTTAGAAATAAGGCAGGTACTTCGGTACTTGCCTATCTTTTTATATAAAAACAAATAGATTTTTTATAAAAGCAAGTTTAAAATGATATAGTTAGCAAAATAGATATTTTTTTGTTATAATCTCAATACATGCATCAACTATTAACATCTATCCTTGTTCACCCACGCATGTCACTGGGTGGTTTTCTGTATTATATAGAGAATATAGTTTTTTACTATTCCCCCGTAGTATAGAGATGGCTTCATCGTTCCCGCATAATAGTTTGCGTGACTTTTTATATTATAATTACATGCGTATATAGTAGGAGTGAACTATATAGCCTGTTAAGTGGCAAAATAACTTAACACTTATCCCGGCAATTGATACCCTTTTTGCCCGTCACTTAATACATATAACTTAACAACATAGAAAGGAAAAACTTTTATGACAAAAAGAGAAAAGTTTGCAATAGCTGTAACAATTATTTATATAGTAATAATGGCCATAGGGATGTTATTAGTTAAGAGCTTTGGATTTAATTATGTTCAACCTGAAATGGTGAAAGTTATAATTTTTTCTGAAATAATAATGAGTATTTTAGTGTATGTGGCATATTTAAAATTGAAATTGAGAATGTTACATACTTCTTTTGAATTCAGTTTATGGTTGGTGCCATTTGCTATTATTTTATTATGTGCTCTTGGTTTATTTTTATTTACTGGGGACTTTGGAAAAAATTCATCCATAATCATTTTAGTAGGTATAACTATGGTTTTAGTAGGTTTTTCAGAAGAACTTTTATTCAGAGGGATTCTTCTGCATGTATTATTAGAAAAAAGAACGGTTGTATATTCAATCATTATTAGTTCTATACTTTTTTCATTACTACATTCAGTGAATATTCTTGGGGGGCTACCACTTGCAGGAATGATTGGACAACTTATACTTACATTTTTATTCGGAGTTATCTTTAGTTGTTTATCTTTATTAATCAAAAACATTATTCCTTTGATTCTATATCATTTCATTTGGGATTTTGTAATTTTTTCTCAATCATTAGTAAATGCAAAGCTTGATTGGTTAGCAAGCACAGCTATTATTACGGAAGTTATTATTATCGTCCCTTTATTTATTTATACAGTTATATATTTACAAAGGAAGTCTCATTAACTTATAATCACAAGATAACTTTATTGTAATTACAACTAAAGGCGCAACATCATAGGCTGTCTATAGCAAGATTGCTGGGGAGATTTTAAACGTATTTGTATATACGCGGTTCTTGCTAAATAACCGTGTTCTTAATCGATGCGGTTATTTTTATTCCCACTTAACTAACAAAACCACACCACCTATTAATTTAAGGGTGTGGTTGTTATAAAGGCGAAAAAAGGTGTAATTGTGAAACTAGGGGCAAGGGTAGTATGTTCGCAAAAAGTTCGCAAAGTTACGAAATAGTGTGAATGTTCATAGACTTTCAAAATGAACAATATGAGTATGAAACATTGATTTAACAGCTTTTTGAACACTAATGATTATTCATAAAATAGCAGTATATAAAAGAAGAACAATAATATTTAATATATTGTCAAACCCCGTAGGCATAGGCTTATGGGGTATTTTTGTGTTTTGGGATATAGAAAAAGGGCAAAAAAGAGGATGTGAATGTTTTGTGTTCGGAATTTGCACAAAGATATGTTTATATTGCAAAAATAATATGAATTTATATGCATAAAAAAAGAGGCAACCGTCAGTAACAGTTAACCTCAAGTGCATTCCGCAGATATGCACCGCTATTTATGTATAATATTAATCTGTTTTTAGATAAAAATCAAGGTTATTGATAAAGTTCTTTAAACTTCTTAATTTAGGTCTTGCTCGAACGCCTATAATTTTATCATAAGTCGACTCGCTTATCTTTGATCGTAAAAAATCAAGGTTTTGTTCGAATTGCTTTATAATTCTTTGGAGTTCTGTTTTAGAATAAGAGAGACCAGAACAAATTAGAATTAATAAAATGAGATAATCAATTATTCTGTCGAAATCTAAATTGTGTATATCCATTTTTACTGCTAAATATTCTTTTAATCTATTACTTGTCTCTCCAGTTTTAAATCTACAGTCATAAAGTACACCATTGTGAGCTATAGCATTTCTTAAGCCTTTCATACAATCAATGATGTCACCTAGTATATCTTTACTTTGATCAAATGCTGGTGAGTATAATTTTAGTTGTTTTTGAGCTTCTATATTCAAATTTTGGGACATACAACGAGTGAAAAATACCAGATTTCCTAAAGTGAATAATTCAAATACGGCATATAGTGGCACGGTTCTATCTTGATGTATGTAATGATAAATGTAAGGTTTTGAATTACAATGTTCATGGATCATGTCGTAAATATCTCTTCTTAGTCTAGTAGTATTTTTTAAATGCTTTTTATATTTTGAGCTACCGGGACTATAACTTTTATAATATGTTAATGATTTTTGAAATAAACTATCTAAATCAAAGCCAGAGTTTACACAAACTATTTCTAGCAATCTATTTTTAATAGCCGTTTCACAGAACATAACGTGTTTATAGAAAAGGCTTTTAATTTCTGTATCAAAACTGTATAAAGCGTGTAATTCGCTGAATTTTTCAAAATTAAGTTCTTCCTCTTTGTTTAAAAAGAAATTATACCCTTTGAATCCATGAAAATAGCCGATGTTTCGTAACTGGATTTTTTCCGTGCTACCATTTATTTGGATACCTTTATTGTCTCTTATATGTCTCATTAAACCATCAGTAGTTTTAGGTGTTTTTCTGTTCATAGTTTTCAACTCCCCAATCGTTCAAATTTATTCATCATATCTTTCGCCATCTGATTAGTAACATGTGTGTATATCTCTAGATTTTTTTATAATCTGAATGACCTACATGCTCTTGCATTGCTTTTAAGTTAATTCCTAATTGAGTAAGTGTAGATATATGCGAATGATGTAATGTATGCGTCGTTACAGGTTTCTTAATAGAACTAATCTCAGTTGTCTCTTTGATAGTGCCCCCTTTAATAATGTCGCTAATTTTGTTCGAGTCGATAGGGCCACCAGCTGCATTTGTGAATATGTAACCTATATTAATAAACTTATCATTCCAAGCATAAGTCTTCTTAGTATGTCGATGCTATGGATAGTGAGGCCTATAGCTGTTACTTGTTCTAGTTGTCTCCTTTACTCCGGATGCTCCCGTCATTTTTCAGTTATCCAATTAATTGTACCATCGATATCTAGCGTTTTATCTTCATAGTTTATATTTTCTCTCTTTATTGCAAGTAGCTCACCGATACGCATGCCATTAGCAATTTGAAACTGTACCATAGCTTTTACCATTTTATAATTACGTTTTCTCGTTGGATATTTTTATACTTAATTACATAGTCGAAACAATCCAGTAACTCCTTATCTTCATTATCTTCTAAAGTGTTATTACGTTTAGCTAGTAACGCATCACTATAGAGATATCTATTTTATCTATTACACATATAACTTTGAATTGCTTACTATTTTAAATTAACAAATTCTATTCTCTTAGATTTACTCCAATTATGTGTAGACGATTTATAGTTATTAAATTCAGAGTGGTAGCAAATTAAAGTTAATCAAGAGTTAAGATGAATTTAATTCATGAACACGTCTATTATTTTTATAATTGTAGCAAATAAAGCTTTACATCAAGGAGGTAATTAAATATGTTCAAAAAATATGACTCAAAAAATTCAATCGTATTAAAATCTATTCTATCGCTAGGTATCATCTATGGGGGAACATTTGGAATATATCCAAAAGCAGACGCGTCAACACAAAATTCCTCAAGTGTACAAGATAAACAATTCCAAAAAGTTGAAGAAGTACCAAATAATTCAGAAAAAGCTTTGGTTAAAAAACTGTACGATAGATACAGCCAAAATACAATAAACGGAAAATCTAATAAATCTAGGAATTGGGTTTATTCAGAGAGACCTTTAAATGAAAATCAAGTTCGCATACATTTAGAAGGTACATACACAGTTGCTGGCAGAGTGTATACACCTAAGAGGAACATTACTCTTAATAAAGAAGTTGTCACTTTAAAAGAATTGGATCATATTATAAGATTTGCTCATATTTCTTATGGCTTATATATGGGAGAACATTTGCCTAAAGGTAACATCGTCATAAATACAAAGAATGGCGGTAAATATACATTAGAGTCGCATAAAGAGCTACAAAAAGATAGGGAAAATGTAAAAATTAAAACTGATGATATAAAAAATGTAACTTTCGAACTTGTGAAAAGAGTTAATGACATTGAACAAGTTTGA